GGGGTGCCGGCCGGGCGGCGGGGGGCGCCGGCCGGGCGGCGGGGGGCGCCGGGCGGGGAGCGGGCGGCGCGGCGGGGGGTGCCGGCCGGGCGGCGGGGGGCGCCGCAACTGGCGCCGCGGCGAGAGGCGCCACCCGGGGAGCGGGCGGCGCGGCGGGCGCGAAGTACATGCCGGACGCGCCAAAGTCGGCGTCCTCCTCCGCGGGACCGGGGCCCGACAGCGCGAGCCCCGAGCCGACGACGGTCGGGTCGACGGCCCGGGCTCGCCGCCGCGCGGCCTCCGCGGCCGGCGCGGGCTTGGCGGGCCTGCCGGGTCTGCTCTTGGGCTTGGGCCCGTGCCTCGGGACCGCCGGGACCGCCGGGGGCGCCGGGGGCACGATCGCAGGCGCCGGGGGCGCCGGGGGCACGATCACAGGCGCCGGGGGCGCCGGGGGCACGATCACAGGCGCCGGCGCCAACGGCGTCGCCGCCGCCGGGGCGGGCGCGGGCCGGGCGCCCGGCGGAGGCAGGCCCGCCGGCGCTCTGGGGCCGCCCGGCAGCGGCCGCGCCATTGCCCGGGGCACGCCCGGGCGGCTCTCTGGCGGAAGCGGCCGCGGCCGCGCTGCCGGCGCCGGCGTGGGCAGATCCGCCGGCGGCCGGAGGGGCTCCGGCGGCGGCGAAGCGGGAGCGGCCGGCGGCGGCACGGCGGACGCGCTCGACGACGGCGGCGAAGCGGGAGCGGACGGCGGTGGTGGCGAGGCGGGAGCGGACGGCGGCGGCGGCGAGGCGGGAGCGGACGGCGGCGGCGGCGAAGCGGGAGCGGACGGCGGCGGCGGCGAAGCGGGAGCGGACGGCGGTGGCGAGGGCGAGCGCGGCGGCGGCGAGGGCGAGCGCGGCGGGCGCTGCCACGGCCGCGCGGCCGGCATCGACCTTCGGGGCCCCGTGCGGCGCGTCAGGCGGCGCGCGCGCTCAACGCCGGGCGCCCCCGCGGTCTCGGCGGGCGGCGCCGGGGCCTGCGCCGGGGCCTGCGCCGGGGCC